TATTTCTATTGATATCGAACGTAACAGACAGGACGAGAAATGGGGTGAGCAGAATCACGATCCTCAATATTGGACCGGAATACTCATGGAGGAAGTAGGGGAATATGCCGAAGCGGTAAACGAAACCGTATTCGACAATGGATCGGATAAGGGCGGTTATAAAAACATGATGACCGAACTGACGCATGTTGCCGCCGTTGCCGTGGGCGCAATGGAGTGTTTAATGCGGAACAATCCTGAATTGCTGAAAGAAGCGGGTCAGGAAGCCGGGCAAACAGCTTTACGCCCTGCTTCTTGATGGCGTGATAAAGAAAGGACGGGCAAAATATGAAGAATAAATTAGTTGACCTGAACAATCACTTGTTTGCGCAGCTGGAACGGTTGGGCGATGAGGATCTGGCAGGAGACAAATTAAACGAGGAAATTAACAGGGCCAAAGCGGTAACGGACGTCGCCGGGCAGATTATTGCAAATGGCAATCTTGCCTTAAAGGCAGAAATAGCGAAGGGCGATTATGTAAGTGCTGCCAATTTCAAGACTCCGGAAATGCTGGAGGTTTAGGCATGCATAAATATACGGCAGAGCAGAAAGAATTCCTAAAATCAAATGTATACGGGCGCAGCCATGCGGAACTGACAGAGCTGTTTAACGGCATATTCGGACTTCAACTAGAACGATCACAGATTGCAGCCTTTATAAAAAACAATAAGCTAAATACCGGAAGAGACGGACGTTTTAAATCAGGACACGTGCCGGCAAATAAAGGGAAAAAAGGAATGGGCGGGTGGGAACCGACGCAGTTTAAAAAGGGCAACAGGCCATGGAACTACAAGCCTGTTGGGACGGAAAGAGTTAACGGGGATGGTTACGTTGACATAAAGGTTGCAGATCCGAACAAGTGGAAAGGGAAACACATCCTGCTATGGGAGGCCGCCAACGGACCGGTACCCAAAGGGCATGTCGTCATATTTGCGGATGGTAATAAACGCAACTTTGATTTAAACAACCTGCTTCTAGTTTCGAGGAAAGAATTAGCCGTGTTAAACAAGCACAATCTGATACAGGGAGAGACGGAGCTTACGAAAGCGGGGGTTATCGTAGCGGATATCTATTTGAAAATAGGCGAGCGTAAACGCAAAAAGTGAAAGAGGGGAAAGGATTGGACAAAGAAAGCTTGAAGGATTATCAGAAGTCAGAACAGAAAATAAAGAGCCTGGAAAGGCGGATAGAGAATTTAAAGAAGATGGCGGCCAGATATGAGTATGGAGCCGTGAAAGGATCCAACCCTGACTTCCCGTATCAACCGATGTCTTTCCACGTATCCGGTTATAACATCCGGGAGGATGAGAAGAAAAGGATCCGGATCAAGAACCTTGAATCCCGGCTGAAGAAACAGAAGGCGGCAGCTGAACAGGAGCGTCTGGAAGTGGAGGAGTTTATAGCAGGAATTGAAGATACTACGACTCAGCTTGTATTTACATACTGTTTTCTGGATGGGATGAATCAGGACGAGGCGGCTAAGAAGTTGCATATGGATAGGACCAGCGTATCAAAGAAAATTGATGCATATTTAAAAGATTCACACAATTCACATTTTTAAGTGATATAATAGGGAGTATGAAAGTACGTCCAAACGGCTTTCGTTCATAAATTCCCCATACATTTTTCAAGCGTCCTGCATATGTGGGGCGTTTTCCCATCATAAAATGACAGTTTAAGTATACTAGTATATGGAAATAGCTGTTATAATATTGGTGGAAAGGAGGGGGATATATGAAATGTCTAAGATGTAATAGCGAAATGGAGAAAGCAAATGTTGTTACTCGGTTATCAATATATTCAGATGATATTCAAGAAGGCAATGGCATATTTCAAAAGTCATATAGTCCTAAACATGCATATGTTTGTCATGAGTGTGGCTACGTAGAACTTAATTACAAAGATTAACAAAAAGCATCCTCCGGGATGCTTTTCCTGTTCAGAGAAAAGGCAGTCGCATGACCGCCTTAATCCCTACAAAGTTCGTCCAGTGTGACGTCAAGGGCATCCGCTAACTTAATAAGCGTGGACGCCCTGCCATCTCCACGGCGTTCGAGATCCTCAATTGTACGGATGGGAACACCGCTTAACTTTGAAAGGGCAGGGACAGAAAGTCCCTTATCCTTCCGTATAGTTCTAAGTTTCATTTTGAACCTCCTTTGCGCTGCATGATTACATTGACTATGATGGTTATGGCTGCCGCAGCAGCGGTGACAAGCACGGCGATATCCAGACCGGATAAGTGCTTGTAATCAATATTCAGCAGAGCCATCAGGCATGCAACCAGACAAACAGCGTGCATAGATTTGATATTGTTTTTCATGGGCATTTGGAGTATACTATTTGTAGGGAGGGGCTTGCGCCCCTGACCCTACTTCAGGTCTTTGTCCTTCAAGTTTCGCCTTATCCAGTAGATTGCCATTCCGCTGTAGGCTATTGCTTGGAGGACTTTTACTATGTAGTCCAGTACACTCACTTTGTTCACCTCCTTTCTATGATTAAATTATACCACGTATATATGTGGTTGTCAACTATTATTTTGCATTTTTCAAATATTATTTAGCATCCGACTAAGGTCGGGTGCTTTTGTTATGCGGTTAGGAATGGATGCCTGTGACAGAGGAGTTACTAAATTGGATTAAACAACTCATAAAAGATAATAACATGCATGAGTTCTATACGTCTCCACTGTGGCGCAGAAAGAATGCGCAAATATTAAAAGTAAATCATTATGAATGCAGCAGGTGCAAAGCAAAAGGCAAGGTAACCAAGGCGAGGACTGTGCATCATAAGAAATATTTACGTGAGCATCCAGAATTAGCGTTGGAGGATAGTAACCTTGAACCGATCTGCGACAAGTGTCACTATGATGAACATCATAAAAAGAAAGGTTTTATGAATGAAGAGAGGTGGTGAGCCTGTGAAACGGCAGTGTAATGTTAGGAAATGTGCCGGTGCAGCACCCCCGGGTCAAAAAAATGAAAAAACTCTAAGGGGTCCGTGACCGAGGGGGTTCTCGTATCCGGAGATTTTTTAAAAAATGAAAAAATCCCAGAAAGTGAGGTGGAAACATGGCGCGTCCGAATAAAAAACAGGCTGATAAAAAAAAGACGGAAGCCGCATTATATAAGGCGCTAGAGGACTTTGGGCTGAAAGAAAAATATTACGAAGACCAGGTGTCTGAATATATGAAGTATTATAGCAATTTAGATACAATAAACGATAAATTAAGCGTGAATTTAGACATAGATTTGCTAAAGGAAAAGCGTCAGGTCACAAAGGAGATGAGAAGCATCCTTGCCTTTCTGGGATTGAAACCGGCAGAGTCTGGCGGTGGTGGATTTGAGGAATTATAGCCCGTACATTGACCCGTATATTCAGAAGATCAAAAGCAATGAAGTAGAGCACTGCATTGAGCAGGAGCAGATGATTGACAACATTGTCATTCCGATGTTGGAAAGGGACGATGTATATGTCGATAATGATAAAATTGAAAAGGGTTTATCACTACAGAAATACTTTCCATACAAGCTGATTGAATGGGAGGTATTTCTATTTGCCTTGATTGCCGGCGTGTTTTTTGAAGACGGCGATATCGTTTTCAGTGACATACGCATCATGGTCGGCAGGGGCTCGGGAAAAAACGGTTTTATTTCATTCCTTTGCTTTTACTTCATGTCGCCGTACCACGGGATACGGGGATATAACATAGACATATTGGCCAATGCTGAAAAACAGGCCATGACGTCATTCAAAGATGTGTATGAAATAATCAAAAATCCGATTAAATCAGAATATGAAAAATCATTGAAGAGTAATTACTATGCTACCAAAGAGGAAATCAAGGGGATAAAGACAAATTCAATTTTACGGTTCAATACATCCTCAAAGCACGGCAAAGACAGCAAGAGGACCGGCTGTATCATTTTTGATGAAAAGCACGAGTACACAGACAGCACAAACATGAATACCCTGCAATCCGGTCTTGGAAAGGTAGGCCATGAACGCATCATAACAATCACAACAGACGGCCATATCCGTGGCGCCGTCTTGGATCAGGAAAAAGACCAGAACCGGGAAATCTTAAAGGAATACAACCCATTAAACAGGACACTGGTATTCTGGTGCAGGATTGAAGCAGAGGACGAATGGAACCAGATGGACAAGCTGGTAAAGGCGATCCCGAGCCTGAACGACTTCCCGAGCTTAAAAAGGATAATCGAAAAAGAAATCATTGATATGCCTTACAAGCAGGAATATTTCCAAGAGTTCATGGCGAAGCGGTGCAACTACCCGATCGGGAACAAAGAAGTGGAAGTTGCCACGTGGGAGGATATACTTGCCACGAATCAGGAGATGCCGGATTTATCCGGAAAAAATTGTATTGGCGGCGTAGACTACGCAAAAACAAATGACTTTGTAACGGTCGGGCTTACATTCAGACACAACGGAAAATACTGCCATATCCATCATACATACATTTGCAGCAGGTCCCGGGATTTAGGAGGGATTAAGGCACCGCTAAAAGAATGGGAAGCGTTAGGGCATGTGACATTTATTGATGATGTGGAAATCCCGCCGGAGATACCGGTCGGATGGTTTGAAAAAATGGGGCAGATTTACAATATATTGAAAATTGCAATTGACAATTTCCGGTATTCCCTGCTGAATTCAGCATTTAAGAAAATTGGGTTTGACGCATTTGAGAAGAAAAACATTAAGCTGGTGCGCCCCTCCGACATTATGAAAGCGGCGCCGATCATTAATTCCGCTTTCCTGAAACACCTCATTGTGCTTGGGGACGTCCCGATCATGAGATGGTATATAAACAACACGAAAAAAATAGAAAAGGATGGGAACATAACTTATGGAAAAATTGAGCCGAACTATAGAAAAACGGATGGATTCATGGGATTCGTAAACACAATGACATTGGTGGATGAAATACCGGAAGACATCAATTACAACATTGATTTCGGCGTCTACACATACTAAGAAAGGGGGCGATCATGTGGGTTTTTGGAACTGGCTGCAGGGGAAGATGCTCGGAGGGAAAAGCGTGGAGATATCTGCCGAAACGGTAGGGAAGTACGTAGATCAGGAAAGGCTTGACAGGTTGATCATTGAAGAGTTCACGATCCATGCCGCCATAAACCTGATAGCGAACTGCATATCAAAATGCGAATTCAAGACATTCCGGGAGGGGAAAGAGTTCCGGGGGGAGGAATATTACAAATGGAACTACGAACCGAATGTAAACCAGAACGCAAGCCAATTCAAGCAGGAGCTGGTTACAAAGCTATTGTATGAAAATGAATGCCTGGCCGTGGAAAGCAACGGGCAGCTTATCATTGCAGAAGGTTTCTTCAAAGAAGAATTCGCATTGAAAGAAACAATATTCAGCGGCGTAACCCGTAAAGGATTTACCTATAATCGTACATTTAACATGTCGGAAGTATTATACTTTCAGCTGAACAATAAGAATATAAGGCGGCTCCTGACAAACCTGTGTAACGGTTATAATGAGATTCTGGCGGACGCCATAGATAAATACGAAAAAGCCGGAGGGGAAAAGGGAACCCTGCATATTGATGCAGTTGCACAGGGGAAAAAATTCGGGGAGAAGTCTTTCGAGGAAGTGTATGAGGATTTACTGAACAACCGGTTTAAAAGGTTTTTCAACAGCAGAAGCGCAGTGCTGCCACTTTTTGATGGGTTTACCTACAGTAAGCAATCAGCGGAACAAAGTAAAAAATCCACTTCCGAAGTGAAGGACATTACGGATATCACAGGGGAAATCGTGGAGACGGTAGC